GCATGACGAAGACGACGGGCCTCGCGAAGGGCCTCTCCGGGAACTGCAACGCCGCCGACCTCTCCGAGGGCGACCGGCTCGTCGTGACGCACGGGCGCTCGTTCTCCCGCGTCCGCGCCTCGATCGACGGCGTCGACCGCCTCGCGTCCGGCCTGCTCCGCGTGACCTACGTCGTCGAGGCGACCGGGACCGTCGGCTACTTCGACGCCGACCCGGCCGAGCGCTTCACGAAGCTGGCGGCGCGCTCGTGAGCGCCGTCCGCGTCTCCGGCCCGGTCGTCTCCGGCCTCGACGTCGTCCCCGCGGACGAGCAGCGCTGGCTCCCCGTCTCCCGCCGCTACGCGAAGCGCGTCCTCGTCGACGTGACCGAGCTCGTCGGCGAGAAGCGCGCGACGCTGATCGAGCGGGACCGGATCCTCGAAGAGCGCGCGTCGTGACCGAGCCGATCGCGGTCGAGGCCCGCCGCCTGCTCGTCGCCGCCCGCGTCGCCTACCGCGCCGGGTCGCCCCGCCGGGTCGGGAAGGCCCGCCGCCTCGTCCTCGCCGCCCGCGAGCTCGCCGCCTCCGACCGGGCCTTCGTCGCCGAGGCCGACCGGATCCTCCTCTCGCTCGTCGCCTGACCTCCCCGAAGCGCCCCGACCTCCTCGGCCGGGGCGCTTCGTCGTGCCGGGCGTACCCTGCTCGACGAGACGGGAGCGGAGCGGAGGCGGCACACCTTCCGCGGGCACCTCAAGGGAGACGACGGCGACGGCCCGAGTCGAGCGTGAGCGGACCGCGGAGCGACCGGCGCGGATCGGGGCTCGAGACCCCCGCGCCTTCCCGGGTTCGAGTCCCGGCCGCTCCCGTCGTGCGATCCTCGGAGCGTGGCAGCCTTCGTCCCCCTGACCGGCGTCGCACCGGCCGACCTCTTCGAGGATCTCGCCCGCGACGTCGTCGAGGGCTACCGCGCCGCGGAGGCGAGCACGCTCCGCCGGATCCAGCGGGCGATCGACCGGCAGCTGACCGACCCGACCGCGATCCCCGACCCGCGGCTCTTCGAGGAGCTCGAGCAGATCCGCGCCGCGATCGCGAGCACGGAGGCCGCGGACCGCCGCCTCGGCCTCGACCCGAACCTCGCCGACGACGCCGTCTCGACCGCGGTCGCCGAGGGGAGCGCCGCCGCGGCCGAGCGCCTCGGCCTCGTGAACGTGTTCCCGACTGCCGGCCCCCTCACGGCGACGTCGGCGTCCGCCGTCGTGCAGGTCGCCCTCGACCTCCGCTCGAGCCTGGACGACGTGAAGCAGCGGATCCTCCGCTTCGAGGATGACGCCTACCGCCGGATCGTCGCCCGCTCGCTCCCCGAAGTGCTGCTCGGGACGACGTACTCGATCGACCAGCAGCGGAACACGGTCGCGCGTTGGCTCAGCGAGGGGATCCCCGGCTTCGTCGACAAGGGCGGGCGCCGCTGGTCGACCGGCGCCTACGTCGAGATGGCGACCCGGACCGGCTTCTCCCGCGCCTACACGGAGGCGACGATCCACCGTCAGCAGCAGGTCGGGATCGAGCTCGTGACCGTCGTCGTCGGCGCCTCCGCCTGCCGGTCGTGCGCGCAGTGGATCGGCGCGATCCTCTCGACGACCGGGCAGACCGGGACCGTCGAGCTCCCGCACGCGACGACCGGGAAGCCGACGTCGGTCCGGATCCGGTCGACGCTCGCTCACGCCCGGGCAACGTCGCACCTGAACGGGCCGAACTGCCGCTGCATCGTCGTCGCCTACCTCCCGGGTCTCGCGATCCCGGCCGGAGCGACGGCCTACGATCCCGAGAAGGAAGCCGCCCGCGACCGTCAGCGCGAGCTCGAGCGCCGCCTCCGCCGCGACAAGACGCGTCTCGCGCTCTCCCCCGACGAGGACGAGCAGGCCCGCCTCCGCGGCCGCATCCGGTCGACGCAGGCCGAGCTCCGCGCGCACATCGCCGAGCACGACCTCCCGCGGAAGGCGTACCGGGAGCAACCCGCCTGGGCCGGCGGGACGCCCCCGAAGGCGACCGGGACTCCTCCGCGCCCGGAGCCGACGCCCCCGACGCCGCCGCGCGCCCCCGCGCCGCCTGCTCCCGCCCCGGAGCCGCCCGCGCCGGAGGTCCGCCGCCCGCTGCTCGACGAGCTCCCACCGAAGGCGACGACCGAGGAGGTCCGCGCCGCGTTCGAGCAGCGCCACGGGATCCCGACCTCGATCGCGCCGAAGTTCCCGACGCGCTCGGTCCGCGCCGTGCTCGGCCCGCTCTCCGAGCTCTTCGACGAGTTCCCCGACGCGCGCCTGACGGCGGCGAAGGTGATGCCCCTCGGCGCGAAGGGCCGGAACACGCTCGCGCAGGTCACGCAGCCCGCGCAGTACGTCCGCGACGCCCGCGGGAACATCGAGCGCGACGCGGCCGGCAAGCCGCGGATCGTCTACTTCACGCCGGAGCTCCAGGTGAACGCGTCCTGGGTCCTCGACGCGGACGGCTACCTCGCCGCCGTGAAGCAGTCGGCGGAGAGCGGGCACTTCACGGGCGACGCGTCGAGCATCACGCTCGAGTCGGCCTGGCGGAAGACGATCACGCACGAGTTCCTGCACGTCCTCGACGTGAACCTTCAGGCGAAGCTCCGCGCCGTCTACCGGGAGGAGCTCGACGCCGCGCTCGCCGAGGTCGGCCGCGCCAACAAGGGGAAGGTCCGCGCCGCGAAGGAGGCGTGGACGAAGGCGAACGTCTCGATCTACGGGCAGGGGTCCGACGCGGAGGGCGTCGCCGAGGCGTTCGAGGACTACCGGACGAGCGGCGACGCAGCGCTACCGTTCTCGAAGCTGATCGGCCCGAAGCTCGAGGCGATCATCCGAGAGGAGCTCTAGCCGTGAGCCTGCCCGTCCCCGTGAGCATGCACGCCGAGATCTTCGAGGACGCGCTCGAGCAGGCGAAGCGCGGCGAGGTCGTGACCGAGCTCCCGTTCGGGAACGCCGTCCTCGACGCGCTGCTCGAGGTCGCCGCGGAGCCGTCCGCCCCGAACGTCGCCGCGGCCCGCCTCGCGTTCGATCGGACTCGATCGGCGTAGAGCCTCGGCAGATCACGCCGGGACGTGCAACGATTCCCGCGTGACTGCGCCGAGCTACTCCAAGATCGAGCAGGCGATCCGCCTCGCCTGGTCCGGCGACGCCGCCGAGGCCCGCGCCGCGATCGCCGAGGTCGGCGCCGACCTGAACGACGAGCTCGTCGCGAAGCTCGAGCTCCTCGCCGCCGCGCCGTTCGCCTACAAGAACGCGCAGGCCGACGCCGTCCGCGGCGCATGGGTCCGGGCCGGCGGCGTGACCCCGGTCGTCGCGCGGACGTCGATCTCCGACCCGGTCACGACGCGACTCCCCGCGATCTGAACACGCTTCCCGCTCCTGGAGGGCGGGCAGGAACGGCCGGCAGGACCGGCCCCGACGAGCAGGAGGCTCAACCCATGTCCGAGTGCAAGCAGCAGACCCCGATCCGTTTCGGCCCGATCGCCCCGTCCCTGAACTCGCTCCGCGGGATCCGGTACTTCAGCGACGAGCACGGCGCGGGCGGCGACGGCGCGAACGGCTCGGGCGGAGACGGCGGGAACGGCGACGGCGGCAACGGCGACGGGGGCAACTCCGGCGGCGGGAACGGCGGCGGCGGAAACTCCGGCGGCTCCAACGATCAGCAGCAGCAGGGACAGACCGGCGGCGGTCAGCAGCAGCGCCGCGGCCGGCAGGAGTCCTTCTCGCCCGAGTACGTCTCCGAGCTCCGTCAGGAGAACGCGAGGCGTCGGCAGAGCGAGACGACGCTCACGACCCGCGCCGAGACGGCCGAGCGTGAGCGAGAGGAGGCTCGGATCGAGGCGGCGACGCTTCGACGCGAGCGGGCGATCGAGAGGATCGCCCCGAAGGCCGGGGCCAACCCGGACGCGCTGCTCGACTCCGCGGCGTTCGCCCGCGCGACGAAGGATCTCGACCTCGCCGACCCCAAGGCCGTGCAGGACGCGATCGAGGCGTTCGTGAAGGACAACCCGCACGTCTCTGCAACTCCCGCCGGCCCCGGATCCTCCGGTGCCGGCCGTCCGGGCGGATCGACCTCCGAGCGCCCCGATACCTCGAACTCCCTGGCTGGCGCCGTGACCGCGGCGCTCACGCCTCGGGGCTGACCTGAAAGGAGCGACCTCCGTGGTCGTCACCCTCGCGGATTCCCGCAACAACACGAACGTCGACCTGGACGTGACCGTCATCAACGAGTTCCGGAAGGCGTCCGTCATCATGGACGGCCTCGTCTTCGACGACGCCGTCTCGCCCTCGGGCGGCGGCTCGACGCTGGATTACGGCTACCGCCGTCAGATCACGCAGCGCTCGGCGAACTTCCGGCAGTACAACACCGAGTACACGCCCGCCGAGGTCACGACCGCGAAGTACGCGGTCACCCTGGCCCCGCTCGGCGGCTCGTTCCAGATCGACCGCGTCCTCGCGGACCTCGGCCCCGCCGCCTCGGGCGAGGTCGCGCTCCAGATGGCGAACCTGATCCAGGCGACGACGACCAAGTTCCAGGACGCCGTCATCAACGGCGACGTCGCCGAGGACGCGAACGGCTTCGACGGCCTCGACAAGGCGCTGACGGGCTCGGCGACCGAGATCAACGCGGGCGTCGTCACGGACCTGACCGACTTCAGCGACAACGAGAAGATCCACCTCTTCCTCGACCAGCTGGACGAGTTCTTCGCCTCCCTCGACGGTCAGCCGACGATGGTCCTCGGCAACCGCTACATGCTCGGCCGCGTCCGCGCCGCCGCGCGCCGCGCCGGGGTCTACCAGCGCGACCCGATGGAGGGCCTGCTCGACGCGAACGGCCGTCCGGTCGTCCGCGAGAGCTACGGCGGGATCACGTTCGCGGACCCGGGCGAGAAGGCGGGCTCGGCGCAGCTGATCCTCCCGGTCGAGACCCGGACCGTCGGCGGCTCCGCCGTGACTGGCCTCACGGACCTCTACGCGGTCCGCGTCGGCCTGAACGGCTTCCACGGCGTCTCGACGATCGGGGGCCGGATCGTGAAGACGTGGCTCCCCGACTTCAGCACGGCGGGCGCCGTGAAGACGGGCGAGGTCGAGATGGGTCCCGTGGGCGTCGCCCTGAAGGCGACGAAGGCCGCCGCCGTCCTCCGCAACCTCAAGGTCCGCTGACCTCGAGCAACCGCCGCGCTTCGGCCGGCAAGGAAGGAGATCTCCGCATGGCGAAGATCACTGCCCCGCAGAAGGGGTTCTCCGGGAAGGTCGTCGGCGTCGACTTCGTCGACGGCTCCGGGGAGACGGACAACGAGTCGGCTCTCGCCTACTTCCTCCGCCACGGCTACACCGTCGACGACGCGCCCGAGGACGCGGGCGTCGAGGAGGTCGCCGAGAAGGAGGTCGTCGACCCGATCGGCGAGCAGATCGTCGACCGCGACCTCGGCGCCCAGCGCGACGCCGCGGACCCGCGGAACGACTCGATCCCGGTCGGCGGCGTGAAGGCCGACGGCGCGATCGTCGCGGGTCCGAACAAGGGCAAGCGCGTGAGCCGGACGCAGAAGGCGCCCGTCCCGGAGCCGGGATCCGTCTCGGCCCCCGTGCAGGAGTCCGCGGACCCGACGTTCCAGTCGGCGAACCCGTCGGCCCCGAACCCGCCCGAGGCGGTCACGGCGACGGAGACCCCGGCGCCGATCGACGGCGAGCCGGAGGGGACGCAGACCGCGGACCTCCCGGTCGCCGACTCGCAGAAGGCCGACCAGGTCGCCGATCCGTCGACGACCGAGGCCGGCAAGCCGTCCGACACGAAGGAGGCGTGACCGTGGCGAAGATCACCGTCCGACTGCCGAAGTTCCAGGCCGTGGGCTACTACCGGATCGGAGGGCTCCTCTTCCGGGACGGCGTCGCGACGACCGACGAGCTCAGCAACTCCGACCGCGACGTGATCGCGATGCTCGGCGCCGAGGTCGAGGGCGACGAGCCCGCGGCCCCCGCCGGCCAGGACGACACGGAGCAGCGCGAGCCCGCGGGCAGCACGCCCCCGGCCGACGACGCCGCCGACGCCCCCGTCCCCGAGGGCGAGACCGAGGACGAGGCTCCGGCCGCGCCCGCGACGTCGAGCTCGTTCGTCGACCCGACGCCGACGACCGACGAGCAGGCCGCGGCCGCACCGTTCGAGACGGCGACCGTCGCCTCGAGCACGGACGGCAGCACGACCGAGACCGCTCCCGCGAGCTCGGAGGCCTGACCGATGACGTTCGCGACCGTCGAGGACTGGGCGAAGCGCCCGGGGAACACGCTGCCGGAGGACCCGGCCGCGCTGCTCTCCCTGCGCGAGAGGATCGAGCGAGCCGACCGGAAGGTCCGACGCCTCACGCGCTCGGCTCGCTTCCCTCACGACTCCCTCGGGACGCCCACGGACTCGGCGGTCGCGGACGCGCTCCGCGGCGCCGTCTTCGACCAGCTGGCCTACTCCGACGTCGTCGACCCGGACGGGCTCGGCCTCGGCGAGGAGGCGGTCTCGGTCGGCCCGGTCACGCTCGGCGCGAAGCCGGGGAGCTCCGGCTCCTCCGCATACGCTCCGGCCGCGATCGAGCGCCTCGTCGACGCGGGGCTGATCTCCGCGCGCACGGGGTACTGACGTGGCCCGCCGGCCGATCCCCGATCGCGGGATGCCGCACCGCGTCACGGTCCGCCCGTGCGTCGGCATGAGCGCGACCGGCCCGGTCTACGGCGACCCGATCGAGCACGTCCGGGCGAACCTCAACGGCGGGCGGGGGCAGGGGAAGAGCCTCGACCTCTCCGCCGGGGGCTGGACGGTCACGAAGACGGGCGAGGTCACGCTCGACGAGCTCGAGCTCCCGCTCTTCTCCGAGGTCGTGAACGAGGCGACGGGGAACTCGACGATCGTCGGAGCGGTGGCCCTCTGGGACCAGCCGCCCGTGCAACGCTTCCTCGTCGCCGAGCTCGGCCTGCTCGTCGCTCCGTCCGCCTCCTGACCGAAGGGAACCTCGTGGCCTTCTCGAGTACCCGGATCGTCTGGCGCGAGACGGAGATCCTCCGCGTCGTCGACGAGGCGGTCGCCCGCGGCGAGAACCGCGCCGTCGAGCGCCTGCTCGCGATCGTGACCCCGTTCACGCCGTACCTGGAGGGCGATCTCGTGAAGGACTACGGGATCCACCAGGCGACGTCGGCGACGGCGTTCTCCGAGGGCGCGCAGCTTCAGAACTCCTCGCCCTACGTCGTCCCGCAGCACGAAGGGCAGCGGAAGGACGGGTCGCACGTCATCCGGCAGCACACTCACGACCCGCACCCGGCCGCGCGGACGAAGTTCGTCGAGGTCCCGTTCCGCGAGTCGAAGGATGAGCTCTACGGGATCGTCGCGGCCGAGATCGCCCGGGGGCTCTCGTGACCCGGCAGAGCGAGCAGGAGCTCATCCTGCGCGGCTTCGCGGGCCTGCTCGCGGCCGAGCCTCCCGTCGTGACGTGGCGCGACGACGGCTCGGCGTACGAAGACGGCGAGACCGCTCTTGTCTTCGGGGAGATGACGCCGTCCGGCCGGTGCGTCGCCCTCACGGTCTACGACGTCGAGGATCTCGACCGATCCTCGCGCCGCTACTGGGTCCAGGCACGGATCCGCACGTCGAGCGACCCTCTCGACCTCGGCCTCGTCGACGACGTTCACGACGTCCTCGCCTGGCGCCGGCATCCTCCGATGCCGGCCGGGATCGACGTGGTTCAGATCGTCCCGCGGGCGTTCGCGCGCCTCGGGAGGATCGGCGGGGAGTTCGTCTTCTCGCGCAACTTCTCGGCGCTGACGTAGCGCCGAGACCGTGCCTCCCGCAACGGGCGGGGGTAACGCTCCCGGACCATCCGGGGGCCTGACAACGAAAGGAGGCGGATCGGTGGGAACCGCATTCGCTGACATCAAGCCGACCCCCGGCTCGCACGCGGGGACGTTCGAGTGGATCTTCGACGTCGCTTCGATCCCGGCCTCGGGCGATCTGACGGCGATCGCCGAGACGGCCTGGAAGAACGTCCCGGACATCAACTCGCTGAACCCGACCGCCGCGCCGAAGACGAAGGACGCGACGACGTACGCCCACAAGGGCAACACGTCGAACGTGAAGACGGGCGAGGACGTGACCGTCTCCGTCTCCGTCAAGGGCGTGAAGGACTCGACCGGCGAGTTCCAGCCGGAGCTCCTCCTGCTCGTCGCCGCGGCGGACTCCATCGGGATCGCCAACAACGTCGCGTACCGCTACCGGCACGCGACCTCCGAGGCGTTCTCGTTCATGGGGACCGCGTCGGTCGCGTACACGCGAGCGAACACGGGCGTCGACGACCCGGAGTGGTTCGACTTCACGCTCGGCGGGCAGGGCGACCGGGTCCCCTACACCCCGGCTCCCTGACCTCGAGCAGCACGGCCGAGCGCCCCGTCCTCTTCGGAGGGCGGGGCGTTCGTCGTCCGCCCGTGCGAGACTCCGAGCCGTGAACATCAAGGCGAGAGAGATCGGCCGGCAGCTTCAGATCACGCTCGGAGGCGCCGAGGAGGGGATGAGCGACGAGGAGCGGGAGATCGCCGAGCGCGACGTCCGCCGCATCCTGATCCCGCCGGTCGCGGCGAAGTACGGGACGCAGATCTTCCAGCACTACGCGCGGATCCTCTTCCAGACGACCGAGGAGGCCCCGGAGGACGAGGCCGAGAAGATGAGCAAGATCGCCGCGGGCGCGTACTGGGACGAGGACTCGAGCCCGGAAGAGAAGGCCCGGGCGGAGGCGCAGTTCGCCGCGATCGAGGCGCTCCGGCAGGACGAGGCGACGACGATCATGTCGATCGCGCTCTACTGGAACGCGCAGGGCGGCGGGCTGAAGGTCGTCGAGGCGCTTCTCGAGGACGGCCACCCAAAAGCGCAGGAGCTCCTCCTCGTGACGAACGAGCTCTGGAACGTCTACTCGCGGCTGAAGATGTTGACGCAATCGCAGAGTTCGGGCGCGGCGAGCGAGATCCTGCAACGGGTCGGTTCGAGCGATACGAGTACCCCGGCTGGTACCTCGAAGAGCGTCGAAAGAGACGCTTTCGGCATCAAGCGGACCGCCTGAGAGCAGCGGGCGACGTCGCGACCGCCGAGGAGATCGAGCGCGAGCACGGGATCGTCCGGCAGGAGACCGGGACGCGCTGGCTCACGGTCTGGGAGATCGTCTTCGGCGAGTGGGACGCGGTCACGTCGAACGACCTCGCGCAGTTCTTCGGGATCGACGTCGGCCTCGAGTCGACGCTCGACCGGCCGTGGTGGTGGCTGAAGGGGCGGATAGAGGGCATCCTCGACGTGCCGGAGTCGCGGCTCATCCGACGCCTCGCCGCTCGTGAGCAGGCCGAGGCCGCGGAGAAGGAACGAGAGGCCCGGAGCTCCGGGTAGGAAGCAGGCCCGCCCGTGGCATTCGACGCCGGAGAGCTCGTCGCAACGATCCGGGGCGACCGAACCCAGCTGACCCGGGACCTCGCGGCGGCGCGGACCGACCTCGGCGCGACGGGCAAGGCCGCGGACGCTATGGCCGCGAAGACGGTCCAGGCGGGGACGAAGGCCGCGGGCGGCGCGAAGATCGTCTCGGAGGCGGCGAAGGACGCGGCCCGGTCTCAGACCGCGGCCGGGAGCGCCGCGGCCGCAGCGGGGGCGAAGCAGGTCGCCGCGAACGAGCAGACCGCGGCGAGTGCTCGCGCCGCCGGCCAGGCCGCGTCCGAGGCGGGCGGGAAGCAGCGGACCGCCGCTCAGCAGGCGGCGGAGGCGCAGAAGGCCGCGAAGGAGCAGACCGAGAAGAACGCCGCCGCGCAGGAGAAGCTCGGCGTCGGGCTCACGGCGTACGGCGCCGCGGCCCTCGGGGCGTTCTCGATCGCTCTCAACGCGTCGTCCGAGTTCGGCGCGAAGATGGCGCAGCTTCAGTCCCTCTCGGGCGCGAACGAGCGGCAGATGGGCCTCGAGTCCGAGGCGGCGCTGACCCTCGGGACGGCGTACGGCTTCACGGCGACGCAGGTCGCGGACGCCGAGATCGAGCTCCAGAAGGCGGGCGTCGGGGTAACGGCGCAGCTGAACGGCGGGCTGAAGGGCGCGCTCGTCGGCGCCGCGGCCGGTCAGATGGACGTCGCCGACGCGACCTCGATCGGCGTCACGGCGATGACGCAGTTCCGGCTCGGCGCCGATCAGACCGAGCACGTCATGGACCTCCTCGCGGCCGGCAGCGACAAGGCGCTCGGCTCGATGGACGACCTCGGGCAAGGCCTGAAGCAGGGCGGGCTCGTCGCCTCGCAGATGGGGCTCTCGCTCGAAGACACGACCGGCACGCTCGCCGCGTTCGCTCAGGCGGGCCTGATCGGCTCCGACGCCGGTACGTCCCTGAAGACGATGCTCCTCTCGCTTCAGAGCCCGTCGCAGCAGGCCGCGGCGATGCTGAAGCAGTACAACATCACGGCCTACGACTCGCAGGGCGCGTTCGTCGGCATCACGAACCTGGCCGGTCAGCTGAAGACGAACCTCTCCGGCGTCTCGCAGGCTCAGCGCGACGCGGCGCTCTCGACGATCTTCGGCTCCGACGCGATCCGCTCCGCGAACGTGCTCTACAACCAGGGCTCCGAGGGCCTGACGAAGTGGATCTCCGACGTCAACGACTCCGGCTTTGCGGCCGAGCAGGCGGCGGGGAAGCAGGACTCGCTCCAGGGCTCGACGCAGAAGCTCGCGGCGTCGATCCAGACCGACCTGATCCGGGCCGGGAACGCGATCACGCCCGCGATCCGCCCCGTCGTGCAGGTGCTCGGCTCCTTCGCGGACGTCGTCGGCGAGATCCCGGGGCCGATCCTCGGCGTGACGACCGGCGTCGTCGGCCTGACCGGCGCCGTCTCCCTCGGCGCGGGCGCGTTCGCGCTCCTGCTCCCGCGGATCCTCGCGACCCGCGCCGCGCTCGTCACGGCCTCCGCGGCGCCCGGGACGCTCGGGCGTGCTGCTCGCGGCGCGACGGCCGGGATCAACGGCATGAAGGCCGCGGGCTCCGGCGCCGCCTCGTTCTTCGGCGGACCCTGGGGTCTCGCTCTCGCGGTCGCCGGGGCCGCGCTCGCCGCCTGGAACATGGCGATCGACGCGGCGAAGGCGAAGCCGGACGAGCTCGACGCGGCGGCTCAGCAGGGCGCCGCCGGCCTCGACCTCCTGACCTCGGCCGCGGCCCGCGGGCAGAACGTGCAGCGCGGCTGGGCGCAGTGGATCGAGACCGCGGGCCGGAGCGCCGACGTCGAGGCGGGCTCGCTCGACAACCTCTCCGCGAAGCTGAAGCAGATCGAGGCGAACGAGAACCCGTTCGTCGGGTTCTTCGAGGGGAACGCGCAACTCGGGGCGACGAACCAGACCCTGAAGACGATCGGCGAGACCCTCGCCCGCGTCTCGGGGACCGATGCTCAGTCGGCCGGCAGGGCGTTCGAGGAGATCGCGCGGAAGACGGACGGGTCGGACGCGTCCCTCCGGCGGCTCCTGAACACGATGCCCGACTACCGGGACGCGCTCGCGACGCAGGCGACGGAGCTCGGGCACCTGACCGGGAAGGAGTCCGAGAGCCAGCGGGCGAAGATCCTGCTCGCTCAGGCGAACGAGAACGCGACGCAGTCCGGGAAGGAGCAGGCGTCCGAGGCCGAGGAGCAGGCCGCGTCGATCGCCGGGATCCAGGGGTCCGCCGCCTCGGCGTCCGACGCGGTCTCCGACCTCGCGAAGCAGATCAAGGGGCTTGGCTCGACGACCGCCGATCAGCGGTCCGCGGAGCGCTCGTTCCAGGCCGCGATCGACGACGCCTCGGCCGCGCTCCAGAAGAACGGGAAGGGGCTCGACTCCTCGAGCGAGAAGGGCCGCGCGAACGCCGACGCGCTCGACAAGATCGCGAGCACGGGGAAGGACGTCGCCTCGGCGATGCTCGAGAACGGGCGCTCGGTCGGGGAGGTCTCCGGGAAGATCGAGGAGACCCGGAAGGCCTACATCAAGCAGGCGATCGAGATGGGGAAGAGCCGCTCCGAGGCTCGGAAGCTCGCCGACGATATGGGGCTGATCCCGACGAACGTCGAGCTCCTGATCTCCGCGAACGACTCCGACGCCCGGCAGAAGATCGCGGACGCGAAGCAGGCGGCGGCGGAGCTCGCCCAGCAGCGCTACGCGATGCAGGTCGACATTCAGATCGCGAACCTCGACTCGGCGCTCGCGAAGGCGGGCGTCTCGAATCACTCGCAGGTCGCGAAGAACGCCCGCCTCTCGGCGTACGCGATGGGCGGTCGGATCTCCGGCGTCGACCGCGGCGTCGACTCCGAGGTGATCGTCGCCCGCCCGGGCGAGCACATGCTCACGGTCGACGACGTCGCCGCGATGGGCGGTCACTCCGCGGTCTACGGCTTCCGGAAGGCGCTGCACGGGTACGCGAACGGCGGCGCGATCGGCGATGCGTCGAGCCGGGTCGCCGCGGAGAACGCGGCTCAGGCGAAGCTCCAGGCGCAGATCGACAAGCAGGAGCGGGCCGTGAAGACGGCTCGAGCTCGAGCGAAGGCGGCGGACACCGCGGCGCAGAAGGCGCAGGACGCGAGCAACGGGATCTACGGGACCGGGACCGGCGCGAAGAAGCACGAAGCCGTCCAGCGGACGCGCGACCTGAAGAAGCGGGCCGACGCCGCGGCGAAGGCGCAGAAGTCCGCCGAGGACAAGCTCGCGAAGCTCCGCGACGACCTGACGAAGTCGCAGGGGAAGGAGTCCGATCAGCGCGACCGCGGGGCGGCGCTCGGGCAGACGAACGAGGATCTCGCGATCGCGAACGAGCGCGGGACCTACGTCGATCCCTCGAACCCGCTCGGCGCCGCCGACTACGCGCTTCAGGAGTCCCGCGACTCGAACCTCTCGAGCTCGCAGCGGAAGGCGCTGGACAAGGTCGCGCGGACGCAGGGCGGGATCCTTGCCGGCCTCGCGAAGCAGGCGACCTCGGCGGCGGACGGCGTCGACAAGGCGTCGACGGCGCTCGACTCCGCGAAGAGCGCGGCCGATCAGGCTCAGGAGGCCTACTTCCACCAGAAGACGGCGGTCGAGAAGGCGTCGGACGCCGTCGACGCGGCGACCCGGTCTCAGGAGGACGCGGCCTCGACGCTCGAGAACCTCCGCTCTCAGTTCTCCTCGGTCGTGAGCTCGGTCGCCTCGAACGTCCGGTCGCTCTTCTCGCTCTCGAACGCGGTCCGCGAGGACGAGACGAAGACGACGTCGATCACGCACAACGCGGGGACGGGCGCCGCCTGGGACGAGATGGTGACCTCGGTCAGCCCCGGCGGCGCGACGGTCGCGTCGATCCGCTCGGAGATCGACCAGAAGGCCGCGACGTTCTCCTCGTTCGCCGGTCAGCTTCAGACCCTCTCGTCGATGGGCTACTCCTCGGACGTCGTGACCGACGTCGCGAACCTCGGCGCCGACGCGGGCTCGAAGGTCGCGGCGGCGCTCATCACGGCGAGCTCCGGCGACGTCGCGGCGATCAACGCGGGCTACTCCTCGATCGCGGCGAGCACGACCGCGGCCGGGACGACGGTCGCGAACGGGCAACTCGGCGGGCAGATCGCGACCGCTCAGGCGGCGCTCGACACGGCGAACCAGCAGCTTGCGACCGCTCAGGCGCAGCTGACCCAGGCTCAGCAGGCGGACCTCGATCAGCTTCGCGCGCAGCAGGCGACGGCCCAGGCCGTCTACGACAACGCGGTCGCGACGCAGAACTCCGTGAACGCGCAGATCACGGCGGCTCAGCAGGCGATCGTGAAGGCGGTTCAGTCGTCCCTGACCGGGACCAAGAAGGCCTACGGCGGGATCGTCGAGGCGTACGCCTACGGCGGCGTCCGGCCTCCGGCGCACTTCGTCCCGGACGGCGCGAACGCGATCCTCTACGGCGAGCCCGGGACCGGCGGGGAGGCGTTCATTCCGCTGGCGCCCGACCGGCGAGCTCGAGCGCTCTCCGTGCTCGACGAGACCGCGCGGCGCCTCGGCCGCGTCGTCCTCCCTGCCGGCGCGACCGGCTACGCGCTCGGCGGGATCGCGGGCTCGAGCTCGACGTCGACGACCTACGGCGGGGACACGCACAACTGGAACGGCCCGATCCTCGGCGACCCGGCGACGATCATGGCCGTAGCGGAGCGGCGCTCGGCCGCGAAGCGCGCTCGCGCGAACACGGCGAACCGGATCGGGAGGGTCAACCCATGAGCGTGCTGCTCGAGTACGTCGCCCCGGCGGGGACGGTCTGGGATCTCCGGACCGGCCCCGTCCGCATGGCGCCCGGAGCTCAGGGCCTCGGCCTGCTCTCCCTGACCGACTTCACGACCTCGCGCGGGCCTCGCGGCGGTCAGCGCCGGACGGGCTGGTCGGTCAACCCGCAGGATCTCGTGCTCCCCATGAAGGCGGGCTATCCGGGCTGGACCGCCCGGACCTGGGACGACGTCGACGAGGCCTGGTGGAAGGACGTCCGCCCGCACCTCGACGGGGCGATCCTCCGCGCGACCTACTCCGTCGGCGCGCTCGTGAAGAGCGTCCGCGAGGTCCCCGTCCGGACGAAGAACGACGGCCCCTTCCAGTGGGATCAGGACCCGTCCGACGTCGAGACGATCGACTTCGACTGGAACCTGATCGCCGACGTCCCCTGGTGGCTCGGCCCGAAGCAGTCGACGCCGTTCGGGATCACGGCGGCGGGCCAGCCGTTCTACGGGGCCGGCGGCTACGGCCCCCCGTTCTACATCAGCGCGGGGAACTCGAACGGGTCGCAGTCGATCACGAACCCGGGCGACGTCCCGGCCTGGCCGGTCTGGACGCTGAACGGCCCGATCCCCGCGTTCACCATCACGCACGCCGACGGATCGACGATCTCCGGGACCCCGAACCTCGCCGTCGGGGAGCGCCTCGTGATCGACACGACGGAGGACGAGAAGAGCGCGACGAGGATCGCGGCCGACGGGTCGACGAGCGACTTCACGCCGAGCCTGGCATCGTGGGGCTGGCGCGCGATCCCGGCCGGCACGTCGACGACGATCGGCGTCGCGATCTCCGGGACCGGAGGCGCGACGGCCGAGATCCGGCCGAGGTACTTCCGACCGTTCCACTAGGGGGCAGCGCGTGGCGAACCGCGACACGACGGGCGACGTCGAGATCGTCGCCTTCGATCAGGCGTTCCGCCGCAAGCGCGACGTCGCCGGGATGCGGGCCTGCGACTTCGGCCTCGCCCTGAACGCGACCTCCTCGGGGACCTTCGAGCTCGACGCCGACGACGACGTGAACGCCTACCTCCAGGCCCCGGGCGCTCGCGTCACGGTCAGCTACCGCGGGAAGCAGGAGATCTCGGGACCCGTCCGGAAGCAGGGCCTCGGCCTGCTCCCGACGGACCGCGCGGTCTACACGGTCGAGGACGACTTCCGCGTCTTCGGGAACACGGCGGCGTGGGTCGTCCCGGTCGCCGCGTACTCCTCGCAGGGGAAGCTCGACGCGCAGAGCCTCTCGGACGACGCGCAGGCGATCTCGACCGTCGCTCATCCGGCCGGGACGAACGCGGGCTATGGCGCCTTCGTCTTCACGGTCGGGGCCGGCGGGAGTCTCTCCGCGGAGGCGGCGATCAAGCAGCTGGTGACCGCGAACCTCGTGCAGCGCCTCGGCCCCGCGTGGAAGGCCGCTCGCGGGACCCCCGGGATCCCCTGGTCGGTCTCCCCGAACCTCGACCGCGGCGGCGACGCGGGCGCCGCCGGGAAGCTGCCGGCCCCCCGCTTCGAGTCCCTCGCGGACAACCTCGCGGCGCTCCTGACCTGGAGCGGGCTCCGCCTCGTCGCCTACCAGGACGCGACGCCCGGGACGGCTCAGATCGTCGTCGACGTCGTCAAGCCGACGACCTGGACGCAGACGATCACGCTCGACTCCGGGATCCTCGTCGACGGCTCCGGCTCGATCGCCGGACCGAACGCGACCCGCGTCGCCGTCGGCGGACCCGGCGACGTCACGGCCCGCGACTGGCACGAGGTACTCGACGGGACCGGGCTCGAGGCGCTCTGGGGCGACGTGATCGAGGTCGTGAAGGACGCGAGCTCCGCGCAGATCACCTGGCCGGATCCGTCCGTCCTCGCCGCTCAGTATCAGGTGCCGAAGTTCTTCCGCCTCCGCCCCGAGATCGACTCGGCGACGAAGGCGACCTACCTCGCGGCGCTGAACACGGCGGGCGCCGAAGCGCTGACCGAGGGCCTCCCGAAGTCGGGGATCGGCGTCACGCTCGCCGAGACGAAGTCGTTCCACTTCGGTGGCGACAAGGGCGTGACCCTCGGGCAGAACCTCCCCGTTCAGCTTGCGGCCGCGATCCCCGGTCAGCCCGCCCCCGTGATCCTCGCGAAGGTGACCGGGGCGACGATCAAGTTCGACGAGGAGACGGGGACGGTCGCGACGACTACGGTCGGCGAGCGAACGGACGATCCCGACCTCGAGCTCTCGGCGGCACTCGCCGCCGTTCAGACCGCGCTCCGCCGTCGGGCGAGCAGGAAGTAGGAACCCGTGACCGTGACCACCAAGGGATTCCAGGGGACGCTCTCCGACGTCGACCTCGCGACCCAGTTCCCGCACCACGCGCCGACGGTCTACTCCGCGACCGACTGCCTCGTCTCCGCCGTGAACGGCGCCCGGACCGTCTCGATCGCGCCGGGAAGCTCGATCGGCGGGTTCATCAAGCGGACGTCCGACGCCGCGGAGACGATCGCTCTCGCGCCGCCGACCTCCGGCGGGAAGTGGTTCGCGATCACGGTCGACCGTCAGTGGTCGCCGACGTCGACCGCGACGCTCAAGGGCGACGACCTCGCGCAGACGACCGACGGGACGATCCCGACGATCGTCCCGCTCGCGGTCTACAACGCGGCGGCGGCGCTCCCGAACCAGCCCGGGTCGGCCGGGTCGACCGCCGGCCAGCGGCAGATCCTCGCGCTCGTTCACGTCCGCGCGGCCGACTCGACGCTGACGATCTTCGACATGCGGCTCCAGGCGACGAAGAGCGGGACGATCGCCGTCTCGACGCTGCACGCTCTCCGCTGGGCGTCGCTCATCCTGAACGACGGCGCGCACGTCACGGTTCAGCAGCACAACCTCCCGTCGGGCGCGCTTCACGTCTCGTCGTCGTGGCAGAAGCGGGGCGTCTCGTTCCTGCTCGCGGGCCTGCTCTATGCCGACTCGACCGGGATCAGCGGGAACGGGTCGCCCGCCGCGAACGACGTGCTCGCGCTTGCGACCGCGGGCGGCAACCTGCTCTCCGTCTTCCAGGACGCGCCAGCCATCTGGGACGCCCGCGACAAGCTCGTCTACGCGTGGACCGGGACGGACGACTACACGTTCCGGCCGATGTTCTCGCGCCGGACGAAGTTCCTCGCGCAGCTGAACGGCGCCCGGACGATCAACCCGGCGACGTGGACGGACGTCGAGTGGGACACCATCATCAAGGACCCGTCGGGCATGAACAACAACACGCCCGCCGCGAATCACTGGGTCCGCCTCCCGTGGCGCGGGCTCTATCGCCTCTTCGTCTCCGCGGCGCTGAACGGCGGCGACGACGCGGGGCAGATCGTCCGCTTCCAGTGGGTCACGCCGAACGGCTACATCATCGGTCAGGTCGCGCAATACGGCCTCGTCAGCGACTACGCGCAGCAATCGACCGCGTTCTTTAACCTCGACCTCGACCCGACGGATCCGAACTTCCCGAACTACGGCTACGTCAAGCCGCAGATCTTCCACAACCCGAACGGCGGCGCCCGCCAGTTCAGCTATGGCGCCGACTCCGCTCGAGCTCGTGTCGAGATCGAGTACCTCGGCCTGTAGCTCGGCCGCGTCTCCCCCTCCTCGGCGCGGGCGGGTGGCATCATCGCCACCGGCCCGCGCCGATCGTCGTCGGGGCCGGAGAGGAGGCCCTCGTGACCGAGGTCCGGTACCAGGAGCCCTACGCGCCGAGCACGCGCGGCGATCACTGGGGCACGCTGAACGCCGCCCGGAAGGCGATGGGCCTCGGCCCGCACCGCGGGATGGACTGGGCGCCCGGAGACGTCGAGGCGCTCGCGATCGCGGACGGCGTCGTCGCCGGGAAGTGGGCGCTCGCGAACTCCCGCGTCCTCGGGAACGTGCTCGTGCTGAAGCACGCCGACGGGCTCTTCTCCGGCTACTGCCACCTCGCGACGCTCCCGCCGGCCAAGCTCGGGACGAAGATCTCGCGGCATCACGGGATCGGCGCGCACCTCGGCTCGACCGGCTCGGCCGCGTCCGGCCGGCACCTGCACCTGACCCTCGGGACGAACGTCCGCTCCGTCTTCGAGGGCGTCACGCGCGACCCGCTCGCGTGGATCCTCGCGCACGACGACGCCCCGGCGGACAAGCCGGTCGCGGGCCGGAAGACGACGACCGCTCGAGCAGGGGAGGGCCTCTACGCCGTCGTCGAGCGGACCGGGGTCAGCTACTCGAAGCTCGTCAAGCTGAACCCGGGGATCAAGCCGTCCGACCTCGAGCTCGGTCAGCGGATCTACCTCTCGTGACCCTCCTCGCTCGGCCGACGAGCCGCCGCCCGAAGACGCGGCTCGCTCGCGGCCTCTCCCGTATGCGGATCCGTGACTGGGCGTGGGTGCAGGTGAAGCTCGTCGTCGGCATCGGCTGGCCCGTCGCGCTGCTCCTCTACCCGCCGCGGGTCTCCGCCGCGGCGCTCGGTCCGGCGCTCGTGACCGTCGCGGTCGTGACGATCGTCGGCGCCGTCGTCTCGCTCGTCGGGCTCTTCGCGGCCCGGCAGCGCGGCGGGATCGCGGTCGTTGGCCTGACGATCGAGACCGTCGGGATCGGCTTCGTCCTCGCCGGGACGATCGCGTACTGGCTGACGCAGGTCTCGCTCCTCGGGAGCGTCGACGGCGAGCAGCGGATCGCGTTCTCCTGGTACTCCTACGGCATGGCGGCGGCGTTCGCTGCCCGCCTCGCGATCGTCCTCTCGGATCGGCACGAGCAGGCGACCAGACCCGAACGGATCGTCAGCTAGTGCTCGAGCTCCTCTCCGCGGCCCCGACCCCCGAGGCGGCGTCGTGGCTTCAGCCCGCCGTCTTCTCGGCGATCGCCGCCTCGCTCGTCGCGGGCGTCTTCGCGATCGTCCAGACGGCGCAGAACAAGAAACTGCGGACGCCGGCAGACCGCCTCGCCGAAGTGCAGTTCTACGTCGATCTCGCGAAGCAGCAGGTCGCCGAGGCCCGCGAGGACAAGCGGGAGCTCGAAGCGACGCTCGGCCTGATTCGCGCCTACGTCGAGACCCTCGAAGCGAACGGCCGGGAGGACGCGAAGGAGATCCGCGAGCAGGAGAAGCTCCTCTCGGAGGCCCGCCGCCGGATCGACTCCCTCGAGCGGCGCGCGGACCGGAAGGCCCGCCTCGCCGAGGCGCTCCAGGCCGTGATCGACCTCGTCGCCGAGAAGGTCGCCGACGGCCTCCCGATCACGCCGGAGGATCTCCGGCCGATCGGCTTCCGCCCCTCGCAGTTCCTCGACACGGGCGAGCTCGAGCTCGCCCACTGAACGGAGTCACCATGCCCGGAGATCACGCGGCGGTCGTCGCGCCCGTCTACCCCGTCCAGCGCGTCATCCGGACGATCCTCGTCGACGTCGTCGTCTGGGGGCCGACGCTGACCCTGATCGTCCCCCTCGTGAACGACGCCGCGACCTCCGCCGGCCAGGCCGGGATCCTGCCGGCCGGGATCGTCGCCCGCGTCCTCGGGATCGGTGCGGCCGCGGTCGTCGCCGCCGGGGCGCTCTCCCGCGTGATCGCGCTCCCGCGCGTGAACCGCCTCCTGACGGCCCTGGGCGCCGGGACGGTCCCGCGGGCCGCTGCTCGGGCGG